GACAGAGGCCACTCTATGGATATACTTTAACAATCCAGTTGCTATTGGAGAACATCCACAACATTTGGAAGAAATGGATAAATTCATTGAAAAGATGGCAAACGCAAAAGACAAATTAGAAACACTAAAAGAATTTGTAAAATACAACTTAACCAATGGCAATTAAGAAAAAAGAAATAACTTTGGATTCAATTAAGTCCAAATTCTCAACCAAAACAAAATATAAACCAGAAAGTTTCTATAATTGTGGTGATGCCTTTATGGAAGCATGTGGATTACCTGGACCTGTGTTAGGGAGTATAAACCTATTTATAGGTCACACAAATAGTTCAAAAACAACAGCAATGATTAAGTCAGCTGTTGATGCCCAAAAACGAGGTGATTTACCTGTATTCATCATAACTGAAAAGAAGTGGAATTGGCCTCACGCTGTTGAGTTAGGATTACAAGCTGAACAATTAGAAGATGGTACTTGGGATGGGAACTTTATATTTAACGATAGCTTTGATTATATTGAACAAGCTACTGATTACGTAAATGAATTATTAAACGCACAAGAAAAAGGTGAATTACCGTATAACTTATGTATATGTTGGGATTCAGTTGGGTCAATTCCTTGTCAAATGACATTTGAGGGTAAAGGAGGTAAAATGCACAATGCGGCAGCTCTTGCCGATAAAATAGGAATGGGAATACATTCAAGAATTACAAAATCTAAGAAAGAAGATTATCCGTATTACAATACTATGATTGTAATCAATCAACCTTGGGTTCAATTACCATCAAATCCTTTTGGACAACCAAAAATAAAAGCAAAAGGGGGTGAAGCATTGTGGTTAGCAGCATCTTTGGTATTTCTTTTTGGTAATGAAGCGGACAATGGTATTAATCACATTACAGCAACTAAAAACGGAAGAACTGTATCTTATGCTATTAGGACAAAAATTTCTATACTTAAAAATCATGTAAATGGTATAGCGTATAAGGATGGTAAAATAATAGCTGTCCCACAAGGATATATTTCAGACACAAAAGAAGCATTAGAAAAATATAAAAAACAATACGCCCAATATTGGAATGCAATTTTAAATGGTACTGGTGAGATTACTTTAGATGAGACTGTATCTGAAATAAATGATATTTCTTACGAAGATTAAATTAGATTAAAATGAATGAATTAAAAGTCATATCATTATTTTCAGGTTATGGAACACAAGAATTGGCCCTAGACTACATTGGTGTTGATTATGAAAATGTCGCAAATTGTGATATTCTAAAAATCGCTAATATTGCTTATGACTCCTTACATAAAACTACATTGGGCAACTTGGGGGACATTTCTACGGTAAATGAAGACAATTACCCCCAATGTGACCTAATGACTTACTCCTTTCCTTGTCAAAGTGTGTCAATTTCAGGTAAACAAGAAGGGATAAAAAAAGGTACAAGGAGTGGTTTATTATTTGAAGTCGAAAGAATCTTAACCAAGAACCAACCAAAATATCTTTTGATGGAAAATGTTAAGAACTTGGTGTCAAATAACCATATTGAAAGTTTCAAAGACCATATTAATTTCTTAAATAGTATTAAATATGGATGTGCTTGGAGGGTATTTAATGGCGCTGACTTTGGTTGTCCCCAAAATAGGGAGAGGGTTTTTATGATATCAGTCTATGGAATGACAAATGAAGAGGTAAATGTTAAAATGTTAAATGTTGATAAGCATAAAAAGGATAGAATTCCAATGCGGCCATTCATAGAAAATGACATTACAGAGGACTTATTCATTGAATGCGACATTACACCCAACGAACCCAAAAAAGATAGTGTGTGCAAGCTTATAGCACGTAGAAACGATGTGAATTATGACCAAGCAAGACGTATCTATTCTATTGATGGTTGTTCCCCTTGTTTAACAACAACTGGTTCACCACAGATTATGGTAAATGGAAGAATAAGAACAATTACAGGTAGGGAGGCATATAGATTTATGGGGGTTAAAGAAGAGGATATTGACAAACTATTATCAACAACTTTAACTACAAAGAATCACGTCGCATTGGCTGGAAACTCGATATGTGTTCCGGTTATGTCAGCAATATTCACAGAATTTTTAAGTGAATACATCGTTGAGAAGAAAAAACATTTTGAACAATTAAAATTATTTTAATGACAAAGACATTACTGGTTGATAGTAATAACCTCCTAAAAATAGGATTTCATGGGGTTAAAAATTATTATCACAATGGTAAACATATTGGCGGTATTTGGCATTTCCTTAACACTTTGAGAAGATCCATTGAAGAACAGAATTTTGATAAGGTAATTGTATTTTGGGATGGTGAAGAAAGTTCATCAACAAGGAAATTAATTTACCCCCAATACAAAGGAAATCGTAACCAAGTACCTGATGAACCCAAGGATGAATCATTCAATTATCAAAAACAGAGGGTTAAACAATATGTTGAGGAAATGTTTATCAGACAAGTTGATATTAACAACAATGAAGCTGATGACTTGATTGCTTATTATTGTCAAATAGCATCTGACGAAAATATAACCATATTTTCTGGTGATATGGACTTAACTCAATTGATATCCAAAAATGTTTCAGTTTATTGCCCAAGGGTTAAACAGACATATACAGATGGGGATAGGATTAAAGTCAAAGAATATTGGATTCCACATTTTAATATTAAGACATATAAAATATTGGCTGGAGACACATCAGACAATATTGATGGGATATATTATTTGGGTGATAAGACATTATTTAAATTATTTCCTGAATTACTTGAAGATGTCATTTCAGTTACCAATATTATTACCAAGGCTGAAAACCTTTTGAAAGAAGATAAGAATAACAATGTCCTAAAGAATCTTTTAACAGGAAAGACTAAGACAGGAATTTATGGTGATGAATATTTTGAAATCAATAAAAAGATTGTAGATTTATCTGAACCATTGATTGATGACGAAGGAAAAAAGACTGTTGAACTTTATTATAAAGAAACCTTGGATCCTGATGGAAGGGGGCATAGAAACTTGATAAAGATGATGATGGAGGATGGATTCTTTAAATATCTTCCAAAAGGTGATGACGCTTGGGTAAATTTTTTAAAACCATTTTTGAAATTAACTAGAAAAGAAAAACGAAATTTTAAAACAAAAAAATAACAAAATAATGAGAGAACAACATGATATAACCAAATTGGAATTTTTGATGATGGTAAATGATAACATTATCGTTCAAAGATTTTTTAATGTAAAAGATTATAACCCCTCAGCAAGAAATTCCATTGATTTTCATGAGTTTATGGATGAACTTCTTGAAAGTTTGAATTACCAACTCAAAATGAAATCGGTGACATATCTATTGGAAAATCAGTATGATGTAATTCATAATCCAGGTATGTTGAACACATCCTTTATTGATGGACCCGAATACTTTAACATATATTTAAAACAGGGTGATAAACTATTGTGTCATAGAAAATTTGACGCAAAAATCTACCCCCCAAAGGTTAGATACACGGTTGACATCAGACAAACGATAAAAAATATCTTATCAGATTTGACAAGTATTTTGTCAGACAGAGACCTTTCTTACAACTATCTTGGACTTAATACAAGAGTGTAATATTTATTCATACAACAAATTTAAACTATGTCATCTAACAAAAATTTTGATTACTTGGGGAGCTCATTCCAAATTCAACTGATTAATCAAATTGTATTAGATAATAACTTTTCAAGGTCAATCGTTGATGTTTTAGAACCAAATTACTTCGAGAACAAATACTTTAAACTCATCGTTCAGATGATCAAGGAATACAATCAAAAGTGGGACAGCGTTCCCACTTTTGACACCTTGGAACAAATTACTAAAGCGGAATTCCAACAAGAGAATGTCGCTAAAATCGTAATTGATACAATTAAAAAGATTAAGGAAGCCCCATTATCTGGTGGTGAATTTGTTCAAGAGAAAGCCTTAAAGTTCTGTAAACAACAAGAATTACAGAAAGCAATTACCAAAGCACAAAAGGTCATTGACGGGGGTGAATTTGAAAGTTATGATACCCTTGAAGAAATGATTAGAGAAGCCTTACAAGTAGGTGTCAGAGATGATGGAATGTTAAATGTATTCTCCAATTTGGATGATGTATTGAATGAAGATTTCAGACATCCAATACCAATGGGAATTGGTGGTATTGACCGATTATTAAAGGGTGGTTTGGCAAAAGGTGAAATAGGCGTGGTACTTGCACCAACAGGTGTTGGTAAATCAACATTCCTAACTAAGATAGCTAATCATGCTTTTAATTTGGGTAATAACGTACTTCAAATATTTTTTGAGGACAATCCCAAGGTTATTCAAAGAAAACATTTTACCTTGTGGACTAAAGTTCACCCTGATGATATGTCAAACAAAAAGGATGAAGTTATCAAAAAGGTTAAAGAGATTGAAGATAAAATGGATAATCAACTTATCCTAGAAAAACTTCCATCTGATACGATGACAATGAGTCAAATCAAAAACATTGTCAGAAAGAAGATTGCTGAAGGGGTTAAGATTGATATGGTATTATTGGATTATATTGATTGTGTTGTACCTGAGAAGAACTTGGGTGACGAATGGAAATCAGAAGGTTCAGTTATGAGAGCATTTGAAGCAATGTGTCACGAATTGAATTTGGCTGGATGGACGGCAACACAGGGTAATAGAAGTTCAATATCATCTGAGGTGGTAACAACGGATCAAATGGGTGGTTCGATTAAGAAGGCTCAAGTTGGTCACGTTATTATAACGGTTGCAAAATCATTACAACAAAAAGAAATGAAGTTAGCGACAATTGCGGTTACTAAATCAAGGATTGGAGATGATGGAATTATCTTTGAAAATTGTAAGTTTGATAATGGTATGTTGGATATTGATACAGAATCATCCGTTACATTCTTAGGACATGAGGAACAAAAAGAAGAAAACAATAGACAAAGAATTAAAGATTTATTAGAAAAAAGAAAACAAAGAGAAAATACAAATTAATTATGACTGAAAAAATATTAACAGAGAATCCAAATCGTTTTGTGATTTTCCCCATTCAATACAATGACATATGGGAATACTACAAACAACATCAGGCTGCATTTTGGACAGCAGAAGAGGTTGACTTGACTGGTGACATCAGAGAGTGGCAAAACTTGTCAGAGAACGAACAATACTTCATTAAAAACATATTGTCGTTCTTCGCGGCATCTGATGGTATTGTAAATGAGAACTTGGCTGAGAACTTCTACCGTGAAGTACAATACCCTGAAGCGAAATTTTTCTACGGATTTCAATTAATGATGGAAAATATCCATTCTTTAATGTATTCTTTATTAATTGATACTTATATATCTAATCCAAAGGAAAAGGACGAATGTTTCAATGCGATTGATAGATTACCTGCGGTTCAAAAGAAAGCCAAATGGACTTTAGATTGGATTGAGAAAGCATCATTCCAAGAACGATTGGTGGCATTTGCTGCGGTTGAGGGAATATTCTTTTCAGGGTCATTTTGTTCAATATTTTGGTTGAAATCAAGGGGGGTTATGCAAGGTCTTTGTAATGCAAATTCATTGATTTTCAAAGATGAAAACCTACATTGTGATTTCGCAATTCATCTTTTAAATAATCACGTTGAGAACAAACCAAGTGAAAAAAGAATAAAGGAAATATTACTTTCTGCTTTGGAGATTGAGAAAGAGTTTATCACAGAATCACTACCAGTGTCATTAATCGGAATGAATTCCAATTTAATGAAACAATATTTGGAATTTGTTGTTGATGGTTTGTTGGTTAAATTTGGTTGTAGTAAACAATTTAATGTTGAACAGCCCTTCAAGTTTATGGAACAAATTGCAATTGAAACCAAAGGTAACTTCTTTGAATCAAGAACTATGGAGTATCAAAAAGCAAAACTTAACGAAACTATTTCATTCACAGACGATTTTTAAAAATTAATTATGTCATTAAGAATTCAAAAAAGAAATGGGGAGGTTGTTGCCTTTAACCCCACCAAAATACAAACAAGAATTAAACGAGCAAGTAAAAACCTAAATGTTAATTCAGATCAGATATTCATTAAGGTAATTACATCAGTTCCAACTGAGGGTATAATCTCAACAAAACAATTGGATAAGTTGATTTATGAGATTGCTGCGTCATATACTGGAAGTCACCACGATTATTCAAGGTTGGCTTCCTCTGTTGCAATATCCTCATATCACAAAGAAACCAATGAAAGTTTTAGTCAAACAATGAAATCATTGGCTAGTGTTGGAATTGTTAATGAAGAGTTAATGAATACAATTAACCAATATGGTGAATCAAACATTGACGAGGTTATTAATCACGAAAATGATTATAACTTTGATTACTTTGCTTGGAGGTCATTATATGAAATGTATTTGTTAAAAACTCCTGAAGGTGTTACAGTTGAAAGACCCCAACATATGTATATGAGGGTCGCTCTATGGGTAACAAAATCATTTGACGAAGCCATTGAATACTACAAATCTTTATCAAATCAACTTATATCTCCCGCCACACCTATTATGATTAATTCTGGTACAAAGATTCCACAATTGGCATCTTGTGTATTACAT